GTTGGTCTACGGATATGGGTGGAGAGTATTACGCTGTTGGTGTAGGCGGTGCGCTTGCTGGTCGTGGTGCTGATCTTTGTATTATTGACGATCCTGTATCAGAGCAGGATGCGTTATCACCAGCCGCTCTGGATAATATTTACGAATGGTACACATCAGGACCGAGACAGCGACTACAGCCGGGCGGCGCGATTATAATTGTGATGACGCGGTGGAGCATCAGGGATTTGACGGCGAAGGTTTTGCAGAAGCAGGCCGAGGGCGGAGCAGATCAGTGGGAAGTTGTGGAGTTTCCAGCGATATTTCCCGATACAGACAACGTGTTGTGGCCCGAGTTCTGGAGCAGGGACGAGCTAGAAGGCGTTAGAGCTTCTATACCTGTAGCCAAGTGGAACGCACAATATCTTCAGAATCCTACTGCTGAAGAGGGTGCAATTATTAAAAGGGAGTGGTGGAATGTTTGGGATCATGATGATCCACCTGTCGTTGATTACGTCATCCAGTCGTATGACACCGCCTTCACCAAATCCGAAAGGGCGGATTACTCGGCTATTACGACTTGGGGCGTGTTTTATCCTGACGAAGGTGATGAGGCTGCGATCATATTGCTGGATTCAGAAAAAGGTCGATGGGAGTTTCCAGAGCTTAAAGACGCGGCAATGCGCTTGTATGAGGAATTTGAACCAGACATGGTGTTGATAGAGCAGAAGGCATCAGGAACACCGTTAACGCAGGACTTGCGTAAGATGGGTATTCCTGTGTCTGGCTTTACGCCGGGTCGTGGTGCAGACAAGTTTTCTCGCATGAATGCTTGTGCGCCTGTGTTTGAGTCAGGTATGGTTTGGTGTCCAGAGACTAGATGGGCAGAGGAAGTCATTGAGGAATGTGCGTCATTTCCCAATGGAGAGCATGATGACTTGGCGGATTCGATGACACAGGCTATACTGCGTTTTAGGCAGGGTAGTTTTATACGCACCCGTTCTGATTACGAAGACGATGATTTGGCAACTTACAGGCGTAGCAGGGAGTATTATTGATGGACAAAAACTATAAAGAAAACACACCTGTCATGAAGCAGATAAGAGATAGATTGCCATCTCAATCTCCCGCAAGAGCTTTTAAAAAAGAATCTTTTTATTCTTTAGAAAAAAAATTAAAGGATATTAATGCTGCACTAAAGTCAAAAAATACTGGCGAAGATGCGGATTTTTTAAAAAGTATTAAGCCCGTTATAAAGCGAGAAATGGATTCAAGAAAAAAACCTATGAAAGAAGGTGGGTCTGTTAAAAGAATGAACAACGGCGGAGCAGTCATGCCCGGTCGTGGTGGCAAATTTAAAGGAGTTAGCTGATGGCACCTAGAAAACCAGCGGTACCAAAGAAGAAAAGCAAAAATATAAAGAATGCTTCTGCTATGGATATTGTGACAACGGTTGCGCCGCATCTCCAAGATATTATTAATTATGGCGCACATGGTACGGCGGCTCTTGGTGCAGGAGCATTAGGGTATGTGCCTTACAAGCTTAAAAAAATTGGGAAAAAGAGTGTTACCAAAAAGAACAGGGGCGGTGTTGTAAAAGGCTTCAGTCCCATAGCCCGTCCACAGCGATTTAAAGGAGTATTCTAATGGCAATTAGAAACAAAGAAAAAGGAAACAGCGTTGCCTCACGACTTAACTACATAGAAAAACAATTGAACGATCCGCGCAAGTCCGAAAAAGAAATTAAAGTCTTAAAGCTGCGTGAACAAAACCTGCTTGATATGCTGCACGATGATCAAGAAACATTTGAAGACGGCGGCGATGTCAAGAAGCCTAAAAAATACAAAGGCCCTCTTCCAAAGCCAAAGCCAACTAAAGTTGAAAGGCTTCTTAACAAGCGTATTAAAGGCGAAAAAGGTCCATACATACCAAAGATTGGTGATCTCAATGAAATGGGGCCTATGATCATAGACAATAAGACTGGTAAACAGGTTAAGCGCCTCAACAAAGGCGGTTCAACATTTCCTGATTTGACGGGGGACGGTAAGGTTACGAAAAAAGATATTCTTAAAGGCCGTGGCGTTGAAGGATTTGAACATGGCGGCGAAGTTCGTGGCATGGGCAGGGCTTATATGGGTTCGTCCAGAAAAGCTAAGATAAGGTGATGTTGTTTAATTTTGGTGTTATAGTGCGAGAGAGGCTGGCTTATGGCTTTGCGGTCATGTTTGATGCCCTTCTCGTGACTGCGCCGAGGTCAGCCTCACCGATAAGGTATTAACTATGGGTATTAATTTTAATACTTCTCAAGAAGAATTAGAGATAAGAGCCGCAAAAGCTGTTGCTGCTAATAATGCCTTGCGTCAAAAAATAAGAAACGAGCTTGTTTTAAACAAGCCGCCTGAAGGTATCATGGCTGGTCTATATAAAAAAATACCCACTAACATGAGACTTCTGGGAGAAAATCTTGTTGGGGTTGATAGGCCAATAACAAATAAAGATTTTACTAATGACGAATTAGTTGAGATGGCTTTTTTAGTTCAAAAACAACGCGAAGCTAACGCAAAAAGAGAAAAATTTTTTAGAGAACAACAACAATTTGATGTGTATCCAGAACAAAAAGATAAAACAGAAAAAAGACTTCAGTCTTTTGAAAATACTAGAGGGAAAACAAGCGTAGATCCGTATAGAACAATTGGTAATGAACCAATAGTATCTGGCAGAAAAGTGGATAAAGGTTATTTCGATTCTATTATAAGCTCTTTTACTGATCCTAGATATGGAGTTGCCACAACTTTAGGAAAGTATAATGTCCAACAAACTCCTGAGATGGATGTTATAAAAGATACATATAATTTTAATAAAGCAGAAAGAAATTTACCATCTAATCCTATTCAGGCTTTGCAACGAATGGTTATAAGTCCAGAAATTGCAGGAGAATATTTAGCTAATATTCTTGGAACTAAAGACAGACCAGTGAATATTGAGTTAAAACGTAAATTCGCTAATGGTGGCGGAGTTTTTAATTATTATGATACTTTAAACCAAGGTATTGGAGCTTATAATGGCTATTGAAAAAGGAATAGGAGCTACAGGGGATATTCCAATCCCTGAAGAGGTTGTTCAGGCTTCTGTTGATGTAATAGAACTGCCAGAAATGCCCGGTGTAGCTGAAATGGATGATGGATCAGCTATTGTTGGAGAGCTTTTACAGCAAGAGACGATGGTTGCACAGGATGTTCCTTTTGATGCGAATTTAGCAGAATTTGTTGACGATTCAGAGTTAACAAGAATTTCATCTGATCTTGTTAACGAAATTGAAGAAGATATGTCCTCTCGTCAGGACTGGGAAGATACATATAAGCGAGGTATTGAGCTTCTAGGCATGAACTACGAAGAGCGTAGTCAGCCGTTTGAGGGAGCTTCTGGTGTTGTACATCCTTTGCTTGCCGAGTCAGTGACACAGTTTCAGGCGCAAGCTTATCGTGAGATGTTGCCAGCAGGTGGCCCTGTTCGTACACAGGTTATGGGTGCTGATACACCAGACATTGCTATGCAAGCGCAACGTGTCAAAGATTACATGAATTACATGATTACCTACGAGATGGAAGAATATGATCCTGAAACAGATCAGATGTTGTTCTATCTACCGATTATTGGTTCTACATTTAAGAAAATTTATTTTGATCCTTTGTTGCAACGTGCAGTTAGTAAATTTGTACATGCTGAAGATTTAGTGGTGCCTTATGGAGCCACAGATTTACTTACATCTCCTCGTACAACTCATATTATCCGCATGGATAAGAACGAAGTATTGAAGTTGCAGCTATCTGGTTTTTATCGTGAGACAAATATCAGCAATAATATGGAGTCTGACGATTACAGCGAGGTTCAGGAGTCTGTTGACAAGGCTCAAGGCGTACAAATGTCTGGTTCTGGCTCTGAAGAAGTAACTTTGTACGAGGTTCATACTTCCCTTGACCTTGAAGGCTTTGAGGATATGAAGGCAGACGGTGAAATGAGCGGTTTAAAGCTGCCTTACATCGTAACTATTGTTGAGGCTACTGGCGAAGTATTGTCTTTGCGTAGAAATTACTCTCAAGATGACCCTCTGATGCGCCAAAATCAGTATTTTGTGCATTACAAGTTCCTTCCGGGGCTTGGTTTTTATGGATTTGGTCTTACGCACATGATTGGCGGCTTATCTCAAGCCTCCACAAGCATTTTAAGGCAATTAATTGACGCTGGTACGCTTTCTAACCTTCCGGCTGGCTTTAAAGCTCGTGGCGCTCGTATCCGTGATGAGGATGAGCCTCTGCAACCCGGTGAATTTCGTGATATTGACGCTGCTGGCATGGATATACGTCAGTCTCTTATGCCTTTGCCGTTTAAAGAGCCTTCACAGACCCTGTATAGCTTATTAGGCTCCTTAATTGACTCAGGAAGGCGCTTTGCGTCTATGGCTGACATGAAAGTAGGTGAAATGGGCGGAGAAACGCCTGTAGGGACTACAATGGCGATTATGGAGCGTGGCACAAAGGTTATGTCCGCTATTCATAAAAGGCTTCATTATTCACAGAAAATTGAATTTAAGCTTTTAGCCAACATATTTGCCCGTAACATGGCTTCCATGTACCCATATGCAGTTCCGGGTGCGCCTCCAGAGATTAAGCAGCAAGACTTTGATGATCGAATTGATGTTCTGCCTGTTTCAGACCCTAACATCTTTTCTATGTCACAGCGTATTGGTTTAGCTCAAACACAGTTACAGCTTGCCCAGTCAAACCCAGAAATTCACGGTGGTCCGCAGGGTCTTTATCAAGCGTACAGAAAAATGTACGAAGCTCTTGGTGTGACAAACATTGATAGCATTTTGCCTGTTCCTCCGCAGCCTCAACCAATGAACCCTGCGAAAGAAAACCAAGAAGCTTTGCGAAATCAAAGATTGCAGGCGTTTCCAGAGCAAAATCACGCGGCTCATATTGAGGCACATTTAGCTATGTTGTCTACGCCAGTAGCACAGGCCAATGCCAACATAATAATGACCATTCAAGGCCATATTTCAGAGCATATTGCTATGATGTCAGAGATACAGGCTCAACAGGAGATTATGGCTGAGTTGTCTCCTGACGCTCAGATGATGATGCAACAAAATCCACAGATGATGCAACAAGTTCAGAATGAAATTCAAAATCGAGCCGCAGAAATTGCTGGCGAGATGACTGAACAGTATGCACAAGCAGTTGCTCCTGCTGATCAATCCGATCCATTGGTAGCGATCCGGCAGCAGGAGCTTTCATTAAGAGGCGCAGAAATACAGGAGAAATCGCGTCAATTTGAAGAAAAACAACAGTTAGAGCGAGAGAAAGAACGTAATGATGTTCTCTTAAATCAGCAAAGAATTGATCTATCTGAGGAAGCTAATGAGGAAAAAGTCCGAATAGCAGAAGATAGAATTAAGACCCAGCGTGAAATCGCTGCGGCAAACCTACGGAGTAAAATGCAATGAGTGCGAGTTCAATTAATAGACAGGTAGCTGAAATAGAAAAAGCTAAAAAAGTTGAGCGTAGAAAGGCTTTAGAAGGAGAAAATAATCTTTATTCTGCTGGCAGAATTGTTTTCAATCCTGTTGTTGAAGAAGAGCCAGTAGAAACAGTAGAGCCGCCAGTTGTTAGTGTTGTGGACTCTGGGGAAATTAAGGCTAAACCAGCTTTTGTAAAAAAATCCACCTCCAAGAAAAAGTCTAAAAAATGACTGACAAAAAAGATACGCCTCCGTTGAAAGATCTAATGCTAGGTCTTAGTGATGATCAGATAAAAATAATCAAGGAGGCTATAGAAGCAGGTAAGAAAGGCTTTAAGTATGATACGAAAACTGGGCAACGCGATTTTGGATTTAATGGAGGCGGTGCAGTCTGCCGTGGTCAAGGTCGTGTCTCGCGTAAAAAAGACTTTAAAATCTATTAATGGTTAAAAAACTTTCAGAAAACTCTAGGTTTGCACAGTTTGACCTAGATAATGACGGCACTGTGACTGATGATGAAATCGCTCACGCAAAGGATATGCTTGAGTTAGAGCTTCGTGAGGAAAAAGCTGATGCTCAAAAGCGAATGGCTTGGATTGCTGTGGCTAGTATGGTTGGCTTCGCGCTTTTGCCGCTTATCCCGTGGATACCAGAGAGCAGGCTAACTTTTCTTGCTAGTTTAAGTGATATGCTGTTTTTAAGTCAGGCATCTATTGTGGGGTTTTATTTTGGCGCACAGGCTTACATGGCAAAGAAATGAGTAAAGAGTTATACTAATGGCCTTGAGAGAGTACATTTTGGTAATTTCAATGTGGGGAAATGATGGAGCCATTGATCATTATATTGGGCAAATGTCACTCCAACAGCCTATGAGTCGAAAACAATGTCACTGGATGTTGGAAGATAAACGATGGTCAGCCGCCTATGATAATAAACATTATAAGATGGCTATGCACTGTTTTCCAAAGGACTGTGCGGGGAAATCAACTTGTGAGTGAAGAAAAGAAAAAACCAGTATCTATAGCAGTTGGCGAAAACAGCTTTGAACTTGTTTTGCGTATATTGGGCAATGAGTTTGTGGCTATAAAGATAGGATCCACTAATTTTAGCGGTAAGTTAATCGCTGGTGGTATTTTGTTGTTGTTTTTTACATTTATGCTTATGGAGGTGTTTGGTCTATCACGAATTATGGGTGTTGAATGATGTTTTATTTATTGCCAGTTTTATGGCTTTTGGGGTTTGTTGGTGGGTATTATTTAGGATAAGTCATGGCTACCAAACTCAATGAAAACACTGAATTATCTATGCCTATACGCAATCTCATTGGAATGGTTGTTGGTGCTGCCGTTGCTACATGGGCATATTTTGGAGTTATTGAACGGCTTAACAGCATAGAGAATACAATCATTTTGATTGAAGCAGACCTAGAACAGAACACAGAATTTCGTATTAAATGGCCGAGGGGAGAGGCCGGTTCGTTGCCAGCGGATAGTGAGCAATTTATGCTGATCGAACATTTGTCTGAGCAACTTGCTAAATTGCAAGAGCAAATAGATGAAGGTCGTGCGCCACACGATCAGCAACAAAAATTAACACTAGACTTTTACGAAAAACGACTGACAAATATTGAAGAACAGATAGAAAAAATGAGGAACGGGCAGCGTGGTAACTGAAACAATCACACTTATACTCTATATGGGCGGTGATATTGCAGAGCATACCGCATTTGAAAAAGTATCTAAATGTCTCAAGACCAAACGAAAGATAGAGAGAAACTT